TCATATAATTCTTTAGCTTTAATTTTTTTAACCCAAGTTTTAACGTTATTAGCATCTTCTAGCGTATATAATTTATTATATTCATATTCATTCAATCCATCCCATTCAGGGTGTATTTCTTCATTAATTGGATATCTTAAAATATAATCCCCATCAGCTTTAACCGCTTTCATGAAATCATCTCTTAATGAAACTGATATGTTAGCACCAGTAACTTTGGTTCTATCATTCTTAATCTTAACGAAATCAGCTACATCTGGATGTCTTACATCAATTGAAAGCATAAGTGCACCTCTACGACCATTTTGAGCAACTTCTCTAGTTGAGTTACTAAATCTTTCCATAAAAGAAACTGCACCAGTTGAACTCTTGGCCGCATTTGATGTTGGAGTTTCACTAGGTCTTAATGACGATATATCGATACCTACACCACCTCTACGTTTCATCAATTGAACCAATTCTTGGTCTTTAAGCATAATTCCACCATAAGAATCTTCAGGTTGTCCTATAACAAAACAATTAGATAATGAACCAATTTGTTCGTCATTACCTAACTGTGACATAACAGAACCTTGTGGAACTATTTTACCAAAATTCTCCAATAAAGCGTATATTTCTTTAACTGTTAAATCTTTACGATTAAATCCATAATCACTAAGTTTAATTTCTGGATTATCCAATAATTTTTTTAATTCTTTTACTTGATATTTACCATCAACTCTAGCAAATTCTTTTGCCATTCTTAAGTGCATATCAGCTGGTGTAGATTCTTCAATTTCCGAACCATCATCCCCTAGTTTGTATTTATCATTCCAAACCGTTGCGGCTAAATCATCACCGCTAAAATATTTAACTCTTTTTTCTTTTTTAGTTAACATCCTCTGTTTTTTCTTTTTTATCAACTTCAGAAGTGATTAAAACTTCTTTAGTTTTTTCATATTGTTCGAACAAATCTTTCATTCTTCCTTTAACTTGTTCATTCTTATAGTCATCCATTTCTGAAGCTTTTAATACTTTACCTTCATCAATAGTTATTTGTATTTTGGAGTTATCAAATACTACATCAGTAAAAATAATTCCATCTACACCAAACCTAGATTTTAATATCGCCATATTAGCTCTACCACCCTCTTTTTGGTCTAAATCTTTAGCTATTGAAACAATAAAATGCCCAATTTGACCTTTTTTGATTGACCCACCAATCATACTTGAATCAACATTTTCAGCATTAATCGATGAATTATGTGTATATATATCATTAGCGAAAAACATATGGGTATCATCCACAGTTATATCTATGGTATCTTCTTCACCTATTAACTCAATACTCTCTATTTCATCTAAAGTAAACCCCTCTAGATTCATAATTTCATTTTTATTCATTTTTTATAAATTTTATACATTCTTTAATTACTTTTTCTTTATTAACCTCAAATTCACTATCTCTAACCCTTAAAATCTGATAACCCTTAGAAGTTAAAAACTCATCCCTCAATTTATCAATTTCAATTTGTTTTTTATTTAAATGCCAATAATCTCCATCAAATTCGATTATTTTATTCTCACATTTAAAATCTACTAAAATATTGTTAAAACCAAATTTATTTACTATGAAATATTCTTCACCATTTAATTTTGCAAAACGACAAAGTTTTTTCTTATCATCACTTAATTGATTATAAATTAACCAAAATAACTTTTGTGAACTTTTACTATAAAAAACACCACTATCATTAATTTTACTTAAATAAGATTCATATTTATTAATCCCATCTTTTTCTCCATACCTATTGATAAAACTTTTTAAGGAAGTTTTATCCATACTTTTTTTATACTCAACCCATTTAATATTACCTTTTTCACTACCATAAGTATTTATATAATATTTTTTTGAGAATCTATAACTCTGCTTTTCATTTCTTTTTTTCCACTTAAAGTAACCAAGTTTTACACCATATTTATTTTGATATTCATTCAATGTCCTACCATTCCTATATGGTTTTATTTTTTTTCTTTCATTTTGAGTGTTTATTTTTTTATTTAACCTTTCCACCCATTTTTTTTTACCTTCTATTTCACCATATCTATCCACACAACCTTTTAAACCCCAAGGTGTTTTAGATTTTCTTAAATATTCATCATACTTTTCATTACCGATTATTTTACCATATTTTTCAATATACTTTTCCAAAGTATGAGAAAACTTAACCCCCAATTCAAACCTCTTTTTATCTACATTACACTTACCATATCTTATTTCTAAGGCATACTTACTAGCAATATCATTATTCAATTCTTTCTGTATAATTTCCAACCTTTTAACCCAAGGGATTGTACCGTCAACATCATATTTTATAAAATCGTGTATATTTTTAATTCTATTTTTTATAGTAACACTATTATATACATCACAAATATTATTTATTTCATTTTTATGTCTTTGAGTTAAAACCCCTTTTAGATAAAGGGGTTTTATGGTTTTTCTATTAATTACATTTTCTACGTCAATTTTAATCATGATAATATTTTAATATAAATATCACCGATAATGTAAAAGTTTAAGTGCAATACAAAAAAGATTATTATTATTTTTTACCTAAAAGTATGTTTCCAACTTTTAAACCATCTTCAATTGATAACATTTCACCATCTTTTGTTGGGAACTTATGTTTTTTAGATACTTTAATGGTTTTACCAGATTTTAATTTTATTTTATAAACTGGTTGCTTAGCAATAGGAAATATATGGGTAACTTTTTTGTAACCCTTATGAGTTAAAATTTCATCCCCTAACTTAACATCTCTAATTTCAATTTTACCACGTTTAGAATCTTCAATAATAGTATCTAATGAAACACATCGATTACCTTGAATTGCAGTCCATCCAACCAAATCAAATTCGCTCAATAATGATTCGAATTGTCTCATAATTGGCCCTTCAGCCTCATATCCCTTATCGTAATGTTTGGTTGATGATACACAATCAATGTAATCAATTAAAATTACATCAGGTTTTCTACCAGCGGCTGCTAGTTTTCTAATATAATTTTTAATCATAGGAATTGTTGTTCCATCACTAGGAAATTTTTTCAATTCTAAATACCCTTTACCATCATTTTTTTCTTTCATGACTTCATCAATGATGGGTCTGTTTGCTTTTAATGGTAAATCGTTTTGAGCTATCCCAGTCCAACATGATAAATGTTTTCTTTGAATCACTTTAGGAATATCTTCAAAAAATATTTGAAGAACATTATATCCATGATTAAAAGCTTCGTTGGCTATTTTGGTGACCATGGTTGTGTTATGTGTTACTATATAATCATCAGTTATATATAAATGTTCTGGATTATCAACCATAATACATTGAGCTTCTTCCTCATGTGAATATTCAATACTAGTAATAAATTTATTATTAGCATATTTAGACCTTTTACTTAAATTATTCAACTTCCTTTCAAGTCTACATGGATTAAATTTTATTTGTGTTGGTAAACTAAAATAAACTCGATATGCTTTTTTACATCTAATTTTAACCCCCTCTTTCAAATAACTACCAATTTTTACACCTATATTACAAGTACCACCTAATGACAATACTAATTCTTTGATTTGTTCCGACATCATTTTTGATATGGTACAAATCTCAATTATATGGTTATCAATATAACCATCAGTATCTACTAATCCTTGTAATAACGAAACTCTATCTTCAACTGAAGAATATAGATAGTTATGTGGGATAAATTTAGTTTCTGAATTACAACCATATAATTTTAAACTACTTAAATCATCTTTAATACCTAATAAAGAAATTTTTGTTAAGGTTCTTTCTACATTTTCAAATTTCCCATTTTTGTAAACTTCAAACATTCGTGTTTGCTCAGTAATATTAATATTATTATGATATTTTTCAATTTCATCTATTAATTCAACATCTTTAGTTGTAATATGGGGTTGATTATGTTCAGTTATACATCCATCACCTAATATAACACCTAATAAATATGGGTTAATAATTAATTCATTTTTATTAAAATTTACGGGTAAGATATTTGGTATTTTATAATTTAAACGCTTATTACCCCAAACCCTAACTTTATCAACCATATCAATAGTTTTTAAAGTTTTAAATGAATTATCAGGTTCTAATTTAACCATCACACCATTTTTTTTAGTTTTTCTATTTCGTTGATTGATTGTATTAACTGACCATAAATGTTCAGCATCACATAAAGTTTTAGTATTATCATTAAATCTAACCTCATAAATTGGTCTAACGCCTTGTGGAAACACTCCAGTGACTTTAGTCGCTTTACCATCCCTACTTATAACTTCATCACCAACTTGTATCTCACCCATAGTAGTCCAACCATTAGGTGTTAATATTTTAGAATGTAATGGTTGTGCTTTACCAACACCAAACGGTGCTAATATAACACCCAATTCACCTTTTGATAAACCACCACCCATTTTATCATCTAAACCAGCAATACCTGTAGGTATTGGTTTTCTAAAATCATCCTCTAGAACTGCCTCAATATTAAAAAAAACATCAATTCCAGAATCTTTATCACTTCCGACTTCTAACGCTCTTTTTAATATTTCTTCACATTCATCATATGAATCTAAATCACCTTTATCTATTATTTCTTGAATTTCATGAACTGATTTCTTTAATTCTTGTTGTTTACAAAATTTCATGGCCATATCCTGAACATATTCTGAATCGTTCAGGTTACCATCTTTAATTTCAGCTATTGATGCTTTGATATATAGTTTAGTAGTTTCATTATCTTTTCTACCATTTAACCTAAATTCTAAGCTTTCAATATCTGGTATAACTTCATCAGTCTCAAACGCATTTTTTATTTCAGATGCTATAATTCTCAAATATAAATCTGTGAAGTAGTTTGGGTCTACTATCCCCATTATATTTGTAGCAAATTTATGGTCTGTGATTAATTGGGTTATAAGTCTTCTTTGGTAAGGAATTCCTAAAAATCCAAAACCATCTTGCTTGTTGATGTCACTCATATTAATCTTGTTTTATTCTCTCTAAATCATAAGCACTTAGTCTATTAAGCCTAGTTAATTTAACACTACCAAAATGATGTGTATATTCCTTCAGGCTCAAATACTTTGAGATTATATTAATAATCTCTGGGATAATACCTCTAATATCAATCTCATACCTCACATTTGGGTGGAATAAATTACCATCAAACGTTCCTGAAGCTATAACGTCTTTTTTTAAATCCGTAATATCAAACTGACCGTTTTTATTTTTCAATTTATTCACATTATTTTTGGACACTTCTAATGTAAAATAATCATCTTTGTTAAACAAATTGTTGTTTTGTAAATTGTAAGGTTTATATGAATTATCAATACATTGGTACTTGAAAAATTCAGGTATAAGGCCTAATGTTAAATTTTGATTTACTCCCATGATTTCATCCATCATTTCTTTAATCTCTAAAGACTCTCTACTATCACTATTATAATTTTTGATACTAAAAAATCTTTGACAAATGATATTATCATTAATCTTTAATGAAAACTCAAATGGTTTTACGATGCCTGTCCTTTTTTCCATAATTAATTATTTATTAAATTCGCTTCTTTTTTCTCTCTTTCTATCAGTTGTTTAAAAGGTAAAAGATAGTTGGTACTGAATGATTCAATTTGTTTTGCAACACCATCACGTTTCATATATGTGTAAACGTTTTTAATTCCACGTTCTTCAAAATCACCCATAGACCCTTTGTTATATTTCAATAACTGTTGATTTACTTTATCAATTAAAGGATTACTTAAATCAATAATCACTTCATTGATTTTGTAAATATCCTTACCCTGTACACCATCAGTGTTAGATTCAATAATATTTGTCAATGCTTTTATTGGTTTTTTCTTTTCTTTAATCCTTTCCTCTTGATATTCCTTAGCTAAAGTAATTATTTCTTGTAATGATATTTCTCTTTCAGCTAATTGAGGGAAGTATTTTAGTAATGTAGTTTCTTTAACACCGCTAATTCCCTTAATACAATCACTATTATCACCACCAATAATTTTTATCAGTTTACTATTTTTATGGTGATGTTTGAAATGCTCTCGATAATTTTTGGTATCGATATACGCTTTCTTATCACACAAATATATCCTAACATCTTCATTAATTAATTGACACAAATCTCTATCCGTTGTACAAATAGTAATTTTTTCATCAGCACTTTTAATTTTACAATAATAAGCTATGAAATCATCAGCTTCAACACCAGCATTAGTATTATCAATCATTTGTCTAATACATAATTCTTCTAGATATTGTCTTATTAAAAATTTTTCAGTTACCTCTTGTATGTCAACTGGGTGCGTACCATTGATGTAATCTTTATTTCGGTCTACTTTGTAATCTGAGTATAATTGCCATCTCATCTTACCACTAAATTTACCATCCCAAAATACAAAGACCCTATGATACAGTTTTTCTTCAAGAAGTTTTCTAAGGATGGTAATAAACGCATAGAGTCCACCTATGTGTTTACCATCCCTAGTAAACATATCTTTCGCCCCAAAAAATCCCAACTTAAATAGGGCGTTTCCATCAACAAGTAAAATATTCTTAGTATTACTACTAAGAGTATTAAATTTTCTCGGCTTATTAGCCATAATCCTTTTTTTAACGTTAATATTAAGCTCCTAAATCTTCAACAGATTTTTCACCCTCTTCAGTCGTATATGCTATTTCAACATCATAAGACACATTTAGATTTTCATGTATGAAATCTCTTTTTTCTTTCTTATAAGCGTCTAATTCATCTGGGTTCCAGAAACCATGCGGTGTTGAAGCAATACTACCTTTCTTTTCAATACCATTAATATGATTCTTTTCACAAGAAATTTTTACTTCAGTTCCATATTGAAATTCATTTCCTAAAGCAGTTGCTTTAAGTTTAGATGTGCCATGTGAAATAATGCCACCCATATGAACTATTAATCTAGAGTTAAAGAACATAAATTCACCACAACTGTGTTTAATCTTCATATTCATACTATCATACCAAATTTTTTGTACACAAATAAATGTATTTGTAAATTCACTATCTTCTCTTCTAGAAGTTGGTATTCTAAAATTAACAATTGCTTGAAATACTTTCATTGAACCAGCATTCCACATATTGTTAGTTGTTTTAGATATTGCAGATTTAAAACCATTTAAAGTTCCGATGGAATCCCATAAGAAACATAGGTTTTCATTTAATTTTCCTTCAGCTTGTAAATCTAATAATTCTGTCATATATAAAGCGATATCTTCCAAAACTGGTTCATATCTTAATGGTGTTTTACCTTCTTTACTGTGTTGGTGGTCATAATTTTGATACCTATCAAGTAAATCTTTATTACCCATAAACAGGAAATTACCACCATAAGTGATTTCACCCGTTTCTTCATCCACTACTTCCTCAAATTGCATTCCGCATAACCTAGCGTGAGTCCAATTAAAGTTACCTTCAGTTTCAAATATAACTGGTAAGTCACCTATTCTTTGCGCCCCAGCAATTGCCTCATAAAACGCAGTTGATTTACCAGTGTTTGAGTAACCTCTTACTGAGTTTACAAAACCTCTAGCAAATCCTGGTAATTTAATCGCATCATGCCATGCTTTTGATAATGGAACCCAAGTTAAATCTTTATCTTTTATTGTTTTTTGAATGCCTTGTGATTTTTTAAAATCTTCTAAACTGTATTCGGTCTTTGCTACAGTCGTTTTTGATGGTTTTTTAGCCATAATTATTGAGCCCCCTGAGTTTATTTAATTTTAACCCTATTTCGTTATTATTAGAGCTAAAATAAGGGGGTAGGTAACCTCACCCCCTTTCACTTCTTATTTAATTTACCGTTAATTAAAATGGTAAATCATCATCTTCTTCTTCATCAATATCAACATCAGCCACATATGTTGTCTCTTTAGAGGCAACTGGAACTTCAGTTTCAATTGGAGTTTCAGATTTTTTTTGTGCATTTGCACCCATACTCACTTTAGAATCTAAGTCTTCAGCGGTATCTTGTTCGTCTTCAGGAGATAAGCTTGATTTAGCAACAAACTTTTCAAGTTTTTTACTCCAAGCTGGAACTTCTCCCATCACGATTAATTTTAAATAATCATAATCTTTCACTGAATAAACATCTTGCCATGTTTTTTTGTCTTCAACCCATTTTTTAGATAATTTAGCATCAGAACTTAATGGTTTTCTGTCCATTGCTTGTACTGAATTTACTGCTGGATATGTTCCACCTCTTGGGTTTTTAACTCTTACAACGTTAAGAACTAAATCTCTTCCAGTTTCTGCATCAGTGATATCTTCACCAACCATTTGAACAGATGCCATGATTTTGTCCATGATACCTTCTTTCTTATAGTTGATTGGGAATCTCCAGAATTTTGGGCCGTCAGCCTCATTTTCTCTATCAATTACTTTAACAACATACATTAACCTAGATTTATAGCTTTTCGCTAATTCATCGTCACTTTTTTCGCCAGTAGCCATAAGTCTCTCTCTTGCTTCGCAGAAAGGACATGGTACGTCTTCTAATTTAGCGATACATGTAAATTTACGATTTTTACCATCAACTTTTGCACTATGAACGTGAACTTCTTGAAAAGGAGAACCGTTTACAGGTAAAATTCTGATGTGTTTCATTTTACTATCAATACCATCAGGTAAGAAAGTTGTAAAATAGTTTTTAATATCAAATGAATTTTCACTTGAGAATGATGTAGCTTTTTCATACTGAGAAAGCATTGCGTCTAACACTGAGTTTTTTTGTGTTTCCATAATAATTTATTAATTGTTTTTAATGGCCCGACTTCGTTTTTTAATATCGGGGTCTTTATTTGTATTACCACCAGTTATAATTCATCAGCGGCAATCTTTAGTTAATTAAACTGAATTTAAGTAACGTGATGCAATTATACTACAGAAAAGAAATTATTACAAGTATTTTTTAAAGTTTTTTCAAAAAAAAAGTGTGATATTTTCATACCACACTTTAATAGTCTCTTTTTTAATGTTTTATAGGTTAAAATTTCTTTTTAATAAATTCATCTTCATTTGGATTTACAAACGAATCTTTAATTTCAATTGCATTATAATCTCTATCTACTTCATCTTGAGTTAGTACATATTCTTCATCTTCTTTTTGTCCACCCATTGCGTCATAATTACCTTCTTTTTCTGACCAATAATCTGTTAATTTTAAGCTATATGGAAATGAATTTAATGATTGCATTTCTAATCTTTCTTGTGGTGTTGGATTTCTTTTTTCAATTTCATGTTCCAAATCATCAATTTTTTGATTAATTGCTGTCATTTTTTCTAATGATTGAGATAATGTTTCAAATTTACCCATTAATATATCAATTTGTTGACTAGCTCTATCAGAAGACGCTTTTGCTTCTTCCGTGCCTTGTACTAATTCAGTTACATCTAATTCAACTTCATCTTCCATTGCTTCTGGTTCTGGTAATTCTTCACTACCAGCTTCAGGAAATTCTTCATCACCCATATCTTCACTACCAGCTTCAGGAAATTCTTCATCACCCATATCTTCACCACCTTCTGGAGCTTCACCTTCTGGTGGCTCTTCGGTAATAATTTCGCCAGTTTCATTGTCCAATTCAGGGTCGTAAACCTCTTCTTCTTCTACATAGAAATCATATTCAAATAATAACCTGAATTTATCTCTATCTTTTTTATTATCTTCGTTTGTATATTTTTTCATTACATTAAAAGTTGTCTTCCGTCTTCAATTATTATTTTTTTGTTGACTCTTTCAACAATACTCTTATCAACCTTAATAAGTTTAGGTCTGCAATTACCATCTAAATCACAAACAGTTCCTTCTTCATTATCACCTTCCAAAAACCTATTTAAATCGTCTAATTTATTTTTCTCCATAATATTAAATATTTAAAGTACTTATTTTAATATAAATAGAGAGAAATTAGCAAAAAAACCGTTTTAAGTCTATTAAAACCAAATTATTGTTACTATTTATTATTAATTGGTTTTCATATTTACTCCAATCAATCTTCCACTGTTTATAATTGATATTACCTTTTGGTAAATCAAATTCAGTTTCTATTAACGTATTTAACGCATTTATCGTATAAAAAGTCTTTTTCTTTTTATGAACTATTAAGGCGTTTTTGAAGTGTTTTCTAAGGTTTATATGTCCCCCTAGCGGTAATTCTATAAAAAAAGTTAAGATATATTGGGATTTATCTTGGAGGCTTTCAAATATAAAAACTTTATCTGAATCTACCTCAAAGGTGTTTTGAATATATATTAAGAACTCTTTTAACACCTCCTTATCTATAAAAGAGGCTATTAATATTTTTTTATTCATGTGGATTAATTGAATATAACAATGGAACATACTTACAATCGTAATTTAATCGTTCCAAATGGTTATTATATTCAATAAGTATCTCACTACCTTCCAGAAACACCTTGCTTTTCTTAATTATTTTTTTCTCAGCTTTTTCAACATTAGACCCTACAAAATTCAATAAATTCAAGTCAACACCAAAGATTAAATTACCCGAATAAATATATATTACATTATTCTCATTTTTATAAGAAATTGGGTCTTTTAATTTAAGTATTTTTTTAACAATTTTATATAATTTACTTCTATCAAATTGAATTACATCTAAATCTACATAGTTTATATTTTCAATAGCTTTTTTATATGCATGCCTCATAAAGTCCTCAAGGTCTGGCTCATATATTTTACGTTCAACAGTTCGTCTAAATGTCCAAAAGATATTTTTATTAATACTTCTATTTAATACATTGATATTGTCAATACCATATAAATCCACCACTGTTTCATACCCTATGATTAAAGTTGGTAAATTGGTGTATATAATATCGTCCAAAGATTTAACAACGTTAAACTCTGGGCCAACATTTATTACATCAGTACAAACAATATTAGCTATTTCCATATTGCAAAGATACTAAAAAATAATTAAAAAAACAAATAATTAAATTGAAGAAATAAATCCATGATTTATTTCTACAGTGGGTTCTTTCCAATATAATGCATCTTTTGGGTTATTAAATCTTTTCATAAAGTATGATGCAGCTTGACTTCGTTTATGTGGAAAAAATATGGTAGCATTTGGGTCATCTTGTGGACATCCCCAACCTTTAGTATATGGCCCACTATAAATTTCATTTAAAGTGTTATAACCTTTAGTTCTAGCGCAACCACAACATACTTCCACATAATGAGCAAATAAAAATGCAACATATTGTTCATCATAATATGTTACAGGTGGTGTGATTATATTTACTTCTTTTATAAATTTATCCCACGTTTCCATTTTTGTTAAATAATCTAATTGTTGTTCAACAGTTGAAAATATACCACTTGAATATAATTGAAATACATCGGGGTATGAACCAAAATTCCATTGTATTAAACCTATTGATACTAATTCATTTGTATCTCTTGAGTTTACGGCTGATAAATTAAAACTTGATTCAATCTCCATATTACCCATGATTCCAGCAACAATTTCTTTATTATACCCTCTATCTTTAAAATATTGTTTAACAGCGACTTGATTCTGGTTGAGTTCTGCTGTTGTAGGTTTAGTAAAAATATAATTTGTATTACTACCAACATTACTTAAATCGCTTAATGAAGCCCCCTTAGAATCGACTTCATCTAAGTTAGCTAATAAATGTGCATATAGTGTTTCATCATCAACCATTTTAGTTTTAATCCTTCTAATTCTAACCCCTTTAAATGTGGTTGTCATATGATTAGCTTTAATATGATGTCTAGTATTAATAATAGTGTAAGCACCATCAAAAATAGGGACATTATTAATTTGGAATAACATAAATGGTTGAATTTGTGCACAACCTAACATTTCAACTTCAACTGAGTATGCTCTATTATTATAAATATCGAATAAGTTTTGACCAATTGAGTTATTTCTATTCAATTTAGAAAGACTATCGATAATTTCAAGACTTTCATTTGTTTCAGTAAATTCACTTTGGTCTAAATGAATTTCTTTAAATATTGATTGGTTTTGGTCTACATAATTAACTAAAAAATAAGGTATGTTTTGACCACCATCTTTAAAATCTGTTGGTAATTCCGTATCTGTGATTATTAATTCACCAGTTTTTGGGTCATATTTACTTGGTAATGAAAAACTATCATTAGGTCTTTTTGTGTTTTTTTTATCAATGTTTAATTGATTTGATTGTTCACCAAAATACATACAAATAAATTGTGGGTTAGTGGCAGTAACTGAATCATTAAAATTATATGGTTCAAATATACTAGTAACACTTTCTTTAGAAGAATAATCAATAAATGTTGGTAATGGAATAAAATCAAAGTTATTATCTCTAAGTATTCTAGCAATAAAATTATAAAAACTAATGTTTGAATTACTTGATAGGTAATCTACGAATCCAGTAGGTGAAACTTTAAATTTACCGCTAATATCAATATAAGCCCTATCTAGAAAGTTAAAATTTTTGTATAAATTACCAGTTATTATAGATTCCATACTTGGATGTACACCAAGAATCCATTTATTATAAATAGATTTAATATTTTTATATAACCCTAATTTAATATCATCAACTTTATCAGTGCCAAATAAATTTTTATTAATTTCTGCATCAGGGTTAGTTGATGTAGCATTTAAGGTTTTATATGTGGAAAAAAATGTACTAAGATATTCTTTTTGTTGAATTGATGGAATTTCAAAATTACTAATTCTATCAGTTTTACCTTCCCAAATTCTATAAGTTCCGTTTATTAAAACTTTTTCATCAATAAGAAATAAGAATGTATCATTTGACGCTGGACTAGCGGTTATGATTTCTAAATCAAAATAACCCTTTTCGTTATTTGGTATAACTTTATAATTAGTTGAAACATTTGTTTTAAATCCTGTCGTATCATTAGGGTTGACTTTTAAGTTATCCCAAATTGTAATTATTTGGTCATCTGATGTGGTATCATCAAAAATTTCTAAATTATTCTGTATATTTAACCAACCATTTTCACTATCAACCCAATTAATAAACTCATTGATGAAAATATCTTTAACACTATTTGGTAAATTTTTAATTACATCTGAAAGTTGTTCGTACTTAGTAGAACCTATACTAACAGTATTAAAATTTATTGGTGTACTACTAATTGATGAATAAATTAAGTATTCATCTTTATTGATTTCAACATTATTTATATTAGGAATTAAACTTTCATCACCAATTTTTGTTATACTATATTTAAGAATATCTGAAGATTTAGAATTTCTAAATAATAAACCACCCATAAACAAAATCCAAGAATATGGGATTGAAGTAAACCCAGCCCTTTCATTAAAATATTTTAAAGTTTTATTACTCAATAACCCTAAAGGTAAAATTTCATAAGAATTTTTATATAAAAGTCCTTCAAAAGGTATTGAATGTAAAAATAATAAAGCTTTACTATAATTATCTGTTTGATTATAATAAAATCTAGAACCAAATAAATTATAAATTTTTTTATTACTTTTAAAATTTGAATTAAAAATAAAATTTTTACTTTCATCACCAGCTCTACTTATAAGATTTTCTTTTAATCTTATATCATAAAATTCATAAAATAAAGGTGATTCACTTTTTGGAGTTTTGTATGTCATGAATTCATGTGTTCTATATCGACCACCAAGTAATGTATTATGTGTACTCACTAACTCATTTTCAGCCATTTCGCTTACAACACCATTACCGTCACCACCCGTTACATAACTTTCGTAAATTAATTGTTTAGTATAATCACTTTTATCTATTATTTTAATAAATTTTTCATATTCAATCTCATTATTTGTACCCTCATTCAATTGACTATTAGATATTACATTACTAATAAACGTACCATTAAAATAACTTCTACCAGTATTTGTATTTAATTCATTAAATTTACTATCTAAAGATTTGGTTGTTTGGTTAATTGGAATAAATTCTGGTCTGTTATTAAATGCATCATTAAAATTTTTAAAACCACCATTACCAATATCTGGTTTATCGTGATGATAAACAATTTTATCCCCACCTAAAAAACTTTTATTATAATATAATCTTAATCCATGAAATGTGCCTACTTTACCAAATGTTTCTTGACTATCACCAAAATATGTTTTTATTTGTGTATCAATATTACCGTTAGGTTCTATTATAACATTTTTAACATCTATAAGAGTGTTATAGGCTTGATTAGCTTCAATTTTAGCTACTTCAGTAATTTCTTCAATAGTTAAATTTTTATGCGAAAAACCTAAAAATAATGCCATTCTTTGAACAATCAATTTCATGGCTGGTTGTATGTTAGAATGGATTACGCTATTCCAAGGATTTTCATTGTTTTCATCAAACGCTAATGTTTCTAATGGGTTTATTGGAAACCACGCTTTAGAGTCAGCGTAAATACCCTCTATTATTTCTTTATCCTTTTTAGCGGCCATTTTAATAGAATCGTATAAATCGTTGATAAATTTAACTTCAGCATATTCACTAAATTTACGCTTAGAACCTAACCATTTTTCAACCAAAGTACCATCACCGTTGGTGTCTTTACCTTCATCTTCTACATATTCTGGAAATGGTGCAACCGCAATTTGATTAGAACCGTTAATGCTTATAAATTCAGTAAAATTTCTTTTATCAGCTGCTTGTAAATTTCTATTACCATTTTTTCGGTCATTTTCTATTTCTTCTTCAAGGTTTTTAACAACATCAATAAATAAATCAACATGGTCACATAAAATTTTAAATAAAGACCCTATTGAAGCGTCAAATTTAGTTCCTTCTTTTTTTAAGAAACTGTTAATATCTTGAGTGAAAGATTCAGTTACTAACTTTTTATTTTTATCAAATTCCTCTTGTAATTTTTCCCTAGTTAATCTAACTTTATTTAATGCAAATCTAATATCAACCATGTTTTTTATTGAAGGGTCGGTTATTAAATTATTATCTCTATACTTTTTATTAATTATATCAAGCGTATACCCATACATTTCTTTAATAAAAGTGTCATTTTGTTCTTTTATTTTAAAATTAAGGTATTTTTTAATATCCTTACTTTTTTGAAATTCATCAAATGAATAAAATGATGTAGTAGCTATATTAAATTCGTTTTTACGAATAAAATCTGCTACTTTAAAATTATTATAAAATATTCCATTACTATCCAATTGAAAATCTTCAATATTTAACTTAAAAGTTTTTGAATCCCCTTTAACTTGGTTTAACTCATTATATTCTTCAACTAATTTTAATGTGGAATTTTTATATTCTTTTTTAGTAGTGTCAGATAATGTATATGGTTTTAAATAATCAGGATTATTTGTGAAATAATTTACATTGGTATTCATAGCTACAGCCATGTTTTGAGCTGTGGTTACCCCAGTGTCAGTAAGTTTAGTATAACCTTCAAATATTAATGGAAACACATTTGTTAATGATTGTTCAATGGAAAGTAATTTCGTATTTAATTTATCATAAATGGTTAACGCCTTTAATTGTTTATTATCTTCTCTGAATTTAATGATATAATCTTCCAATTTTTTAACAATACTTCGTAATTCTTCAAAAGTTGTAAACCCTTGAATGGATTTAATAGCATTAATACCTTTTTGTGTGTAAGGCGTTCCTTTTAATATACCCATTAATAAATCAGATAAAAATGCATATGTATAACCAATAAAATCACATGTAATAATAAAACTACCCGTTTCATTATCTAAATTACCGTTAAATTTAGTCATATGTAAAGCATATTGAACGGGTTTTCCGTAATAACCTTTAACAGTTAAATAAAATATTGGGTAAGGCATTTTAAATAAAAATGAATATGGTGACTCTTCACCTAATTCAAATAATTGACCTCTTATATCTTTGAATTTGATTTTTACAATAGGTACATATGAAGTGTTAAAACTAATATCTATTGTCTCGATACCTAATGTACCCAAATCTTTATTATCCCTATTAAATTTAGTGTTTAATTCAGTGTAGTGAGTTGTTAAATACTTTTCTTCATTACCAGAACCATCAATAAAACTAATTCTAGTTACTTCATTACTGGTAGGGTTAGTAGCGTTTATATTATTTTTAGAATAAATTATAGGGTCATCACCTCTTACTAAAACTTCTAACTCAACAGATATATTTAAATCTTCTAAATTAGCTGCTGTAGAGTCTTCACCATTTGGGTCTATAACCCAAAGATTCTTAACTTTAGTAACTTTAACATTCGACTTTAAATTAGCCATACAATTTGAAATATATATCTATTTCATCTAAATAATCATTAATAGATGTAACGAAAGGGAATGGTACCCTAATTATTTTATTATTTGGTATGTTGAATTCTAAACCTCCAAATTCTGGGTTTGCTAACATAATTAACCACCCATAATAAGGTGTATCGTAATATTTTTGACTCAACACATCAAATCTAGTGCTACCAACCTTATAAATCAAGTACTTATCTGTATTTTTTTCTGGTATCTTAATTCCAGGGATTGGTTTATAGTCATTGTCACTCCTAAACCTATCGTATCTATCTAAATATTTTTGTGCCATAATTTTTAATTTTAAATCTCTAAACCAGTTTCTACATCAACTATTATTGTTTCAGTATAAGTAAGACCACCACTCGTTAAAGAAAATTTAAATGATTTATTACCAGTACCATACTCTGATTGATTCCAAGTTGTATTAGGTATTGATGCTGAAGAATTTATAACCGCACTGTTAGGTGACGTAGAATTAAATTGCCCAGTCATAATTATTTTAAACCCACTTGAAGTTCCAATTTCGATTTTATAGCCATAATTTTTAGAAAGACTAGTTAATGGGTAACTACCTCCACTAGTATAAGTTAAATCAAAAGTATTTGTGGTACCTAAATTTACAAAACTATTAAATTTTACAGTCCATCCAAGATTTTTAAATATCTGCTCATCTGAAATGGTAGTTGCATTTACTTCACTTTGTTTTTTAGCTTCAACTTCAGCTACAGTATTTTCATCATTTTTTAGTGAGGTTTTTGGTTTCTTAAATGGGTCATAAGCTTCTTCAGCAAACTCTCTTAAATTAGTAACACCTTCTAAAGGGTCAAATAATTCTGGTTTTGTTGGGTTTATTTTTTCTTTCCTAACCCATCTATCAGCTCTAGGGTCATAAACACCCGAATTGGCAAAATAATTAAAAGAAACAGCATTTTGTAATTTATTTATAGGCCCATTTAACGCACTTCCACCAATGAATTTAAATGATATATTAACATTTGCTATCATTGGTTGAACTCCAACACCTTCTGGATTTAAATCCCAAACCAATGGTTCATAATCTATCCCAAGGCTATTAATTATTATTTTAGTGTGATAAAAATCACCAATTCTTAAAATACATACTGGTGGTTTTCCAAAAGCTAAATTATTACTCTTGTTAGTTTTATTAGTTGGGCCTTGCCTAGTACATTGTTGTAAAAATGTTAATCTAGAATTAAATCCTTCTGGTGTTGTTGAATGAAATGCTGGGTGAAAGAATTTTATTTTCTCCCTAATATTATTATAAATAATTTTATCACTTTGAGAATCACTTTTCTTTAATTTCTCAAAATATTCATCTTCACGATGGAATCTATTCGTGACTCTACGTATAATTTCTTTAGCTGCGGAATTTGTTTTTTCTGTCTTAATATCCGTAACATTTGATATTTGTTCATCGTATTCAGGTTGATAAATGAATTCGACTATCACAGCTCTTTCTTTTTTAACCAACTCAGAATCTACTCTATAAGTAGCATCAGAAGTAGCATCTTTATCACCTCTTGATGTTGTTTCTACAAATCTTATATCACTTTTAACATTAGTTTGAAACCATTGTTTTACTGTTGCAATTCTAGCATCAGATAATCTTATATTTGATTCAGCAGTCCCAACTTTACTTGCATAACCACTTAATTTAATAGCTATACCATTATTTTGTAATACAGCCTCTTTAATTAAATCTGAAAACCCTACTACATTCCAACGAGTATTTAATCCATATTGAGTCCAGTTATTGGAAGGTGTTCCTACACTTGATGTGTAACCTTCAGAATATGTAATAAGTGGGGATATCGCATTGTTATCTTCATAATCTGGATATAACGAAGCAACGTCATTAGGGAAATAAAAGTTAAAATTATCTGGTAAATAAACGTCCGTAGCTATAAATTCTTCTTCTAATTTAATATCAGCATTTATTTCTTCTTGTAATTGAGCTAATTCATTTTGTGAAAAATATTGGTTATAATCAGTGCAACCAGCAACTAAACTAGCCATTAATTCATTAGTAATAATTTTACTATTATTCATATAATCAGGATAATCAATTATTACTTTAAATGCTAAAGTACCACTTCTTTCAGTATTATTATAAGTATAAACTGGTTCTCCTCTACCAATGAATTTAGTTGAATCCCAATCAATTGTTGTTGTGTCAGTAAATTTTATGTCATATGGTGGAAACCACATAATTCTACCTTTAGTTCCTGTTTTAGGGTCACCATTACCAATTTCAAATTTAGGTAAGTTTTCTAATGAATCATTCCAAGCTAAGTTTTCAATTGAAAACATGAATTTCTTAGCCTCATAAGGGTCAACAGCACCGCTATCAGGTATTTTATAAGGTGAAATTTTAACAAAACCATTACTACCTAATACAGAATCTTCAATATCATTCCTAATTTTATCTCTATAATTAAATAACCCGCTATTTTTTTGTAAATCACTAACTGAACCATAAGTTTTAGTTGATGTCCATGTTCTACAAAACACATTATCAATATCAGAACTACCCATTAGATAATCTTGACTTAAAACCCCACTACTTTTAGATAATCTATTACCTGATGGTGTGTTTAATTGTGAGAAATCAACTAAAGGTGTACCTTGAGCATCGAAATTAATTTTATATTTTACAATATCATTGAATAAATCTTTAGTTTTAGATAATAAATCACCAGTATCACTAAAAGTTGAATTTGGGTTCCAAATTGAATCACTTCCGTTAAATTCTGTTTGACTTGCAACAGGTAAACCATTAAGTGGACTAAACTCAAGTGAATTTAAAGTTACACCACTAGTATTTACGTTATATTCACGAGGGTCAGTAACACCTAATTTACTTCTACCAGCACCATCTGAAGTATATGCAGGTTTAAATTCATTTAAATTAAGATTATCAAATAATCTAAGTAATTGTCCTTTACCTGTATATTTGATTAAAGAAACGTTTCTTAATAAACTAGCTTCACTCATATTAACGTCTACATTATTCGTAAAAATTGAAGCGTTTTCATCAATAATATCAATTGGTAAATTGAATCCTGTAATATCTAAAGCTAAATCACCAATTCTACCAGCAGTTGTACCTCTAACAGTAATACTATTATCGGGTACAATAAAGTCAGACCCACTTAATAAACTAAACGGTTGAAGATTAACTTGACCGAATAACTCTCTTTGCGCATTAAAGGTCGCTCTTTGACCCAAAGCTAAAAGTAACTGTTGACCACCTATTATACCTAAAGGTGTCTCATTTATACCCCCAGTGGCTCCTAGAGCCCTCCCAGCTAATGTTGTTCTGATGTCACCTTGAGAAGTGAAACTACCATTTCCTAATCCAAAACCTTCTTGAGATAGAATACTATCTAAAACATCCAAACTTTTGGTTCCATAACCACCAAGATTTAAATCTTTATTCTCATCAATATAACCACCATCACGTTGAGCATAACTATAAGAATTGTTTATTATGGTTGCGGCAACCATATCTTCGGTTGAAGTATATCTATTTCTACTAATAACATCATTACGATAATTAACACCTGAATCTTCTAAATTTTCAGATGGTTGAATGGAATCAAAATTAGTGGATATATTCGCTTGAGAACCTAAACCAATAGCAGAAACACTTAAACCGTTATTAGTTACAGTATCAGATAATATTAAATTTCTGTTTAATAACAAATCTCTAAAATTGGGAGATAAATAATTTATTGAATTAGCCATGCTTTTCTTTTATTATAAATATTAATTTAACTCTTTTTTTATATTTTAATTTTAATTCATTAAAAACAGTAGGGTTTAGTTGAAAACTTAAAAACGCAATATTAGTATTTAAATTAGTATACTATTAGTATTTAAATTAATTTTAATATATAATATATTCTATTAATACTTTATAAAAAACAAAATAAATTAAAAAAATACAAGGAAAAACTCAACTTTTTTTAAAAAATTTTACTTTTCCTTATTTTATAAGGGTTTTGAGAGATAAAATAATTAAGCAACAATTGGGTTAGAAGGTATTCTACCTCCATTAATAGCCGAAGTTAATTGTTCTTGTATCTTCCTACTCAATTCTCTCATTAAAAATGGGTCGTTTAAATCAATTTTAAAACTTCCATCATTAGTAGTTAATTCTAACTTTCCTTCAACCGCTAAAGGTTTATTAAATTCGACTAAAACCTTACTACCACTATGGTTATAAGCTTTTTCTTTACTAATATATCTTTCAATGTTCTTACCTTTTTCAATCGCTTTTATTAATGATGAACTATCAATTGAATCGTCATTTTTACCTGGCTTAGCAATGCCGTTTTTATCTAATATTCTATCAATAGGTCCATCGGGTTTAGCTCCAATCAATGTATCACTTGAATTAAATGGAATTGCATCTTGATTAGGTCTAGCAATGAAATCATTTTGTGGCATACTATAATTCATACCTTCACCACCATATCTAGCATCACCAGCCAAATCACCGAGTTTAGTACCACCCCAACCACCAACAATACCACCAACAATACCACCAATAGTAGTACCAATTACAGGAATAATTGAACCAATTGCAGCACCAGCAGCAGCACCACCCCAAGCACCAAGGCCACCACCAAGGCCAGTCATTGCAGTACGATGTATATTTTCACCAGTATCCATACCAGCTTCTTTGTTTTCAGACCATTCATTATAACCAGCTAAACCACCAGCTAAAAGACCAGCACCAATAGCACCACCAGAAACTGAACCTTTACCTACATTTCTAAGTAACCCTTTAAATCCACCACCTTTAGCCATATTACCAAATAATTTACCACCCCATTGTTTAGAAGTAACACCTTTAGCATCATCTAAAAGGCTATTAATACCACCATCAGCATTAGCAACACTATTAAAACCTAAACCTAATTTAATACCTCTAGCAAACCATAAAGCTTCTTTACCAATCAATGCTAATCCAGTAACTACACCACCAATAGCTGCAAATGTTTTTGGCCATTCAGCCATAAATTCAGCTATATTTGTGACCATAGGACTGAAAGTAGCAATTAAACTTTCAATCACACCTGAAATCTTTTCAAATGCTGGTAATAATCCAGATTTAAAGGTATCTTTCAACGCATCAAATCTTTCATTGAATGTCATCGCTTCTTCAGCTCTTCCTTGAAGACTTTTCTGGTATTCTTGTTGTGATTTTACAATTTCAGGTGTAATTCTTTGAAGTGCATCAACACTTTCAGTTACCGTTTCGTTACCTACTTGCATGGTAACCTTGAACTCACCACTATCTTTATCAAATTGAGCAAGACTTGATATAAATGATTTATCTTCATCACTGAAAATACTAGATATACCACTTTCTATTTTAGTAAATTTTGCAGCTTCCCTAGCTGATTTAGCTAATTCATCAAATGACATTCCTGTTGCATTGGCAACTTCCCTTAACCTATGTAATTCCATTGGGTCAATAGTAACTTCACCAGTAGCTTCATCAAATCTAGCCGTTTCTTTAGTAGCATTGATAATATCTTGAGTTAGCCCTTTCATATCATTTCTACTTCTATACATCAACTCGAATGGGTCACCTAATCTAGCCCAAGCACCACCTAAAACTTGTAATTTAGCCGCAGCTTCTACCGCACCTTCAGGTGTGATTAAGTTTTCAGCGAAATCAGCAATAGTTTGCATTTCAATTTTAAATTTGGTAGCTAGGTTAGCCATCTCACCTAAACCTTTAATACCACCTTTAAATGCATATTTGTTAGCTATTTTCATGTTATTTTGAACATTCTTAATAACTTTACCACTTGAAACACCCATTTTAGTGGATGTAGCAAGCATATCTTCAACGAATGCTACGGAACCTTTTGCTGAAATATTGAAGTTTTCCATTTCAGCGGCAAATTCACCAGCACCCTCAACACCTAAAACAGTACCTTTAGCTAATTGAGACATTGCCTCTAATTGCTCACCAGATAATTGAACACTACGCCCAATATTGTCACTATATCTACCTTGAAGTTGTGCTAAATCTTTAGTGTTAATACCAATTTTAGCAGTAGTAATAGAAGATTTATATATGTTATCTCTGAATCCAGCAGCTTGGTTAGAAAGAATACCCATTTGAAGTTCGGTCTCTCTAACAGATTTTTGTTGTTTTAACCAATAATGACGTTGGTCATATAATATTTTACCTAACTCTTTGGTTTGTCTAACAATATCTTTTGCAGTTAAAGCATGGACTTTAACACTTTTTACTGCATCTTGGTGTATTTTAAGGTTTTTCTCAGCTTGAATTTCAACGTTTGTAAGTGAATTAACCTCATTATTTATTAACCCTATTTTAACCTTACGGGCATCAATTTCTTTATCAGTTAATGCAAGACCGTTAGCTTCACGTTTAGTTATTTCATCTTGAAGCTTTTTAGCTTCTTCTTGTAGTTTAGCACGTTGACCTTGTATGTATAATAGATTTTTATTGAGGCTTTCAGTTTCGTGTAATAACTTATTATAGTCATTTAAACTTTTTGACGCTTCATTAATCAATCTAACCCTCTCTTTATGGGCAGCAAGTTCTTCTTCTTGTAGTTTATTTTTCTTAGCCATTATTTATATTATTCAACAATTCTTATTGCGCCTTCATCCTCTACTATTTTACAATTAAGGTCCATATCACAATGACTTACCCTAACTTTAAAATTACCATCACCTAAATCTTTTAAAATTTTTAACTCCCAATGTCCATTAGTACTTCTTCTACGCCCACTTATTATAATATTACCTTTTTCTATTTTACCAGGGTATTTATGACTTCTAAATTTATCAGTATTCAATAATTTAATGTTATTGTCAACTATAACTGACCCAGAAATTATTTCGAATTGAATTTGCCTTCCTACGGTTAAATAAGAATTTTTAGTTACCTCTTTATCTAATATTTGGTTTAATTGATTAACACCTTTTGGTGATGCATTCATTAATGTATCCCAAAAATCAGGTGTTTTATCCATAGCTTCTAAATATTCTTTACTATGTGGGCTACTTTTGATTTTATCAATTAATTCTTGTTTACTCATTGGTGTGTAATCACTATCACCGTTATCAACCCCACCGCCACCTACTTCAATATTTAATAACCCAGTAATTTGTACAATTCTATCTGACCTATAAAGATTTAACACTAAATCGTTATTTTTAATTTTTACTAAACTATTAATGCTGATATATATATTTCTATTTTTAAATGTATTTAATAAAGTTTTAATTTTAGTACTTTCACCATCAGAATTGATATCTTCTAACGTACAACTTAATTTTTTAGGGGTAATTTCATTAACTCTTAAAAAAATATTATTTGTTATACCATCATTTTCAGCAATTTTTTCTTCTGAAGCAATGTTGATTATAGAACCTTTTTTAGCCGTTTTTATAATGTCATTCATTTCATTCATTCTTTCCTCTAAACGATTCTCTTCAATAGGTTTAACGATATCTACTTGTTTTATTTCGCCACCTTTTTTAGCAGTACTAAACTCTTCAACTTTCAATACGATTTTAGCACCTTCACCACTTGGTGAATTTTTTTCATATTTATAAATTGTTAAAGTACCATCACTAATCGCATCTTTGGTAAAAGTGTATTCTTTACCATCACTTTTATCAACCATAATAACTCTACCAGCTAAATTTGACTCAACAAAAAATGTTTTTTCAGATTTATCTTTTAAAACCAATCTAATTACACTTTCTTGTTGTATATTTGGTAAAACTTCCTTTAGTTCAGCTTCTAATAATAATGAAGCCATAACTTTATATGCGTATGTCATATCACTCATAATGAATCGTTTTAATATAAATATCTAGTGAACTACCCATCCACACTTCGTGATGGATGGGCTTCAAGTTTCATTGACTTGCCCAACGACAACACCTCCACTTGTTTTTGCTTATTGTCCGAAATGCGTCCCGCATTCAGACATGAAAATTCTTTTCATTTGCTTTCCATGATTTTATGGCAAACAAAACCTTGTTTGCCAACCACATATCATACATCAAAGAACAGGTTATCTTGGTTATCGATAACTTATTATTTGTAAATATACAACTCTATAGTTAAAAGGTCAAGTTTTTTTGTCGCTTATATCCCACCCACGTAAAAACGGTGGGTGGGTTTTATGCTCCGTTTTATAAAAACCCCTAATAATTAAGGGCTTTTCTTATTTAGGTGAATATTTCCTAGTTTGTGACCATTTACCTGTTTTTGTAACTCTAGAACCACTACTTCTACGTTCTTCAGCGTCAATAGCTTCGTTTTGTAACGTAACCATAAAGAATCGTCTTTCATAAGTTGGCATTCTCATTAAATCTTCATAAGAAAACCCTAAATGTTGTCTACAAACATAAATTTCTTCCAATAACTGCCTCTTATATTCCAAGGTCAGGCCAAAAAAATGAAAAGTTAAGGGGAAGAAACGTGGCAAGGGACCCACCCCCAGGAGTCTCGACTGTGATATTCATATCAATGCCAGATTCAATTTCGTTCACATACTTTCTAAATGCTCTCACATCTCCAAGTCTCATTTTTTGTTCAACAAAGTTTTTAACTGTTTCAGAATCATAATCATCTTCAACTGCAACAACTTGCTTTAAAAGTGTGTATGTTGAAGCGTCAGTAAATTCAGGTCCCATTTCTTTAGACATTTCATCCAAATGAGTTTCAATATCTTCAACATCACCAGTATTTAATAGTCTAAATTTTATTGTTGTTTGAGCAACAGGTAATTTAAATGTAAAATGACCATTTTCATCAGGTTTTACACCTAAATGTTTAATTCCTAATTTAGATAAATCAAGTTCAACCTCAAATTCTTTATAATCATCGTTAGGGTCATTCAATTTAATTTTATACATTGGTCCAAAACCTGTAGAACGTAACCAAATCATAATTGCATTTCTATCACCAACATGTAAATCTTTATATCTAATGTTAGTATCTAATATTTTTCTATTGATTAATATCTCTAAAAACTTTCCTGACTTTAAAAGATTTGGGTTGGTAATGATATTCTCATCCATAGCATTCAAATAAGCCACTTTTAAGGCACTTTTACCTTTTTTGTATAATAACCCTTCACTTGGTAATTTAAGTAGGTCATAAGGCACGTCTTCTTGTGGAGTACTTAAAGCCGCATATCTATCTTCATTAGATAATTCAATTTTTTTATGCGCTTTTGTTTCAGGTTGTGAATAACTTACTTTAGGTTTAACATCAATTGGTGCTTCAATTTCTAGACCTTGAGCTTCAGCCTTTCTTTGTGCGATTAATTCATCTCTTAATCTTAATTGTTCTTCTAAACGCTCAAGACTTTCTTTATTCATTTGAGCTTGAGCCTCCATTTCACCTTTAGATTTGTGTTTTTCGATGATAGCTAATTCTTCTTTAGCTTGTTGAGCTATTTTTGTGCCAGTTTCATTGGCTTCCTTCATAGCATCAGTCATTTTTGATGCTGGGAATACATTTGGTTTTTCCATTTTATAAAAACTTATTTAAATATATTATATACTATAAATACTTAAAATAAAGTTTTTTTTCTTAATTGTAGATATTATCGATAGTTCTTTCACCATCTTCTTTTGAAAACCATTGACTATTTTTAACGTCTGTTGGTTCTGGTTGGTTAAGTGGACAACCACATGTTTCATCTAAATCTTCTTCTAATGGTAATTCCATATCATTACCCAGCATAATTTCGTTCACATCTTCGTTGGCATATCTTCCATCCCAACTAAATTTAGTTTCTTTGATTAAAATTTCTTTTAATCTTTTAAATTGTGCTTCGGTTATCTTTAATTTTGTTTTCATTATTTTAAGATTTTAGACAATTGAGGGTATAAATCTGGAACAATAGTGTATTTAACTACTTTTTCTTCAGCATATAAACTTTGAGCATTCATTCTTTCTTGAAACCTCTTATTAGCTTCACGCATTGCTGATTTTTTATCATTTCTTCTTGTCATTTTATATATATTTAATCCATGCCCAGAATTTTCTTTCATTAAGATAATCTAGGTTATCATCATTAGAATGCGCTTCTCTTTCAAATGAAATGTTATTATACGCCTTTGTGCCGTATTTAAAAAGTTTTATAAACCATTCAATACCATACCATAAATAAAATGGTATCACTAACATTTCTTGTTGTTGTTTTATATGAATTGATTCGTGATTAATAATTTTTTTAGCCACATTTTTATAATATTGTGAGCTATTATATCTTTCTCTTAATACGATATATGGCCATAAAGTAACGCCACCTATTTTCATAAACCAACTAATTGAGTCTAAGAATTTATCACTGTATTTAACTATTGGTATTTTCATAAAATCTGTTTAATATAAATATAAAAAAAAATCACTTAGGTAGCGAAACTTAAGTGATTTTAATAGCCGTTTGACTATAATCGGTCCTAAACCGTTTATTTTCATTTCAAACCACATGACATATTGTATATCATTATTTGAAATTTTAGAATCCTAATATTTGACGTAGCTATTTTACTTTTTAATTTGTAACTAACTGATAATCAGTATGATACTAGAATATTAATATTGCTCTGTCAAATCTCAATGTAGCTGTGATATCTGCGATACCATCATCATCCATTGCTAAATCACCAAAACCAACATTTGTTAACATCGTTCCTTGTAATTGCCATTTTTCAACAACAACACCAGTTGGGTCTAACATTTCAATTTCAACGTCTTTTTTATATCCAGCAGCGTAACCTTGTCTTCCAGTTACTGACTCAGATTGTAATCTTACCCATTCCATAATAGCTTGAGAAGATGAAGGTCCAATTGCATCCCTGAAAACAACGTCTATTGTTGACCAAGTAAATCTACCAATAACCCAAGTTGAAGTATTCAAGAAAGGAATCTCCACTTCCTTTTGTTCTATTGAAGGACGTGATGCTGATTGCAACCACCATTGTTGAATACCTAATTCGGCTGGAAATCTCATTAACCATCTATTTTTTTTCTTAGGCTCGTATGGTACGGGCATTTTCATCAATAAATCTGACATATTTTCTTGTTTTTTTAAATTTTTTGTAGTATCATTGTAAAATACTAATTGTTATTTAATAATAAATATAAAAAAAATGAAAAAAAATATTAAAAAGGTTGATAAATTTTTAGAAAAGGTTAAAAATAAATTCAAAAATAAATTCGATTATTCAAAAATGAATTACCTAGATAGTCAAACACCAATAGATATCCTATGTAATGAACATTTAATTTATTTTAAACAAACACCTATTGAACATTTAAGAGGTTATAAAAAATGTGTTTTATGTGGTGGTAAAGTTACTAATTTAGATGAGTTTTTAATTAAAGCTAAAAA